TTGTTCTTCTTCCTTTTGTTTTTGTATCTTTGAAGTTTTTTGATACATTCTTTCTGTTTTTCTTTATTCCTTTAAATCTTGTTCTATTTATTGCTGTTCTGTTAGCATATTTTTTAACAAGAATAGGACTTAAAACTATGCCTTTTGCAATAGAATCTAAAAATGAATCTGATCCTTTTCTTTCTGGACTTATTCCTGTTTTTTCTAGTTCAACTCTAACTATATCTCTTATTTCATCTATTAAAGAACTTAATGCTCTGTTCTGTGCTGCGGCTGATTTTGCAGTTCCGCTACCTGTTTGTTGATTATCTTTAACCTGATTACTATACTGAGTTTCTAGATCGGTTTTAATTACTAGTTTACTTTGTGGATTTTGTATTAATTGTCCATTTTTAAATACTACAAAGTCATCTGTTGCTGATATTGTAATTCCATTGTCTGAAATATACTGATTTATTCTATCTGCTACCTTTGATCTAACATCCCCAATAAATTCTCCACCTTCTACACCTTCTAAGGCTTGATCTGTTCCCTGTTTAAAAACTGTATTTTTATATTTTCCAATAGCTGTAGTATGTCCTACATTATATAAATTTGAAGGTAACTGTCCTGATTTTTCTTTCTTTACCCTTCCTGCAGCTAGTAATCTTTCATATAAAATATATCCGGGATTACCTTTAGAAAATACTTTATTTGCTACTTGTACTTTGATTTTATTAATCAAAGAATAGGCATCTTGATCTCCAGGTTTTTCTAAATCAACAAATACTATTAATTTTTTATCTCCTTTATTTCCTCCTAGTCTATACGGTTTTCTAAACGGAGTTTCATTTTTTACTAGGGGTACTATAGATATAAAATTATTTATAAGTGCTTGCGCTGTTTCTTTTATTTCTTTGTCTAGTCCTTGTAAAACATTTTTTTCTAATCCAAATTCATTTACATATCCAGGAGTTGCTCTTTTAGCAGAAGGTGTAATTTCTTTTAATTGATCTACTGCCGTATCAAAATCTATCAAGAATTCATGACTATATTTTGCAAAAAATGATCTATATTTACTCCTATTTATAACTGTTTTAAATATAGCTTCTAAATCTCTATTTAAGTTTTGTAATGCCATCTATTTATGAATCTTATAGAAATCTAGTATTCTCTTAATATGATCTGGAAATCCTATATTTTCTCTTAGAGTTGTAGACACATTATTTTGTATCGAGGCTCCTGCTATTGCTAGTCTTTCTTTTCTTTCGTCTTTTAAATAGTATTTTACTAAATCAAAACATGCTAGTTTTAAATCTTCTGGTGTAGTTGCATACCCAGAGGTATAAACTACTTTTACTGCTTTTCTTCCTTTTGGAAAAGCTTTGTCGCTCATGTCATCTGTTCTAAAAATTGAATCCACTGTAGTGTCGACAATATACTCATATTTCCCACTTCCATCTGAATTTTCACTAATTAGTGTTACATAACTTTCTGATTGACTTTGTCTTTCCTCTACGGATACAACAGTATTTAATGGACTTTCATCTACCATTATTGAAGTTGTATAAGTATCTTTTATATCAAAGTACTCTGTTTTATTTGTTGAGTAATAATCAATAAAACTTGTGCCACAGTAAGTTTTTACTGCTTGGCTTATGGCTGGCACTATTACATTAATTTTCGCATCTTCAGTTACTCCCTGAATCCCTGCGAAGTCTTTATACTGCTGTAGTGTTATTAAATTTGCCATAGTTAAAAAGGGGGAGTGTTAAGGTACACTCCCAAAAACCATGTTACGTTAAGGGTTATCCTTAGGATGCTGATTGGTAAGCTAATGCCCACTTAGAAGTAGCACCATCGATTAGATCGGTGAAGCCAATTCTTTGTGAAGCAACTAGTACTCTACGCTGGTTAGCAACTTCGTAATCAGACTCAACGGTTACACCGCGTAGTCTTGGCATTACGTAGTTTCTAGTGTATACAGCAACTGCACCATAGATGTCAGCAGCTTTAGAAGCGAATTCGTCACACATTAGTACTCTTGAACCGAATACTTGACCAATTTCGCCACTTAGCTTAGTAGCCATATCACCAACTAAGTTAGCATCTTGGAATTCAGCATCTTCGAGTAGGTTATAATACACGTCTTGAGACACGATATAAACTACGTCGTTTGGATTGATTCCATATTTACCCATATTTTTTCTCATAGCGAGAAGATCAGCTGCGGTAACTGCATCACTAGCTGCGAAACCACCTGTTCCAACTACAGACTCATGATTGTCTGAATCAGCTGCTGCTAATAGACCTTCAAATGCGCCTGAAGTGTAAACACCATTGTCGTGGTTACCTGCTAAGATTGCATTTTCAATACCTCTTGCATGTGATCTGACCATAGATTCTCTGATCAATGGTAGAATTGGCAAGATTGCATCTTCTTCTGTCTCGTTACCTAAGTAAGATTGAGAAATAAGCTTCACGGTTGAAAGAGTTCTTTCAGCCAAGTCAACGCCACCATATGGAGCACCAAATGTGTCGCCTCTTTGAGCTAAGTTACCGTGTGGGCTTGAACCTGAAGCTGTTTGAGCTGAAGCGAATTCAGCATAACCGCTATCTGGTAAGATTGGGATAATCATGTTTGCAGAAGTCATAGTAATTTCTCTAAAGAGAGGTGCTAGAACTAATTCATTTTGAATATCTCTTTCAATGTTTGTTGAAACAACTTGCTCAAAGTCTGCTGAAGAAACGCCAACACCTGAATGTGCGTTAACTTTTTCCATTAAACTCTTAGCCATATTGTTTTCCCATCCTTTACCAGTAGCTAAACCAGCAAATTTTGCGTCTAGAATATCTTGCTCAAATTCTTTTTTCCAGTCACCGTTAGATGTTCTGTCTGAAAAATGTCTTTTGGATTCTCTGATATTCATGATTTCTTCTGATTTCTCAGAAAGTTGAGCCTCAAGAGATTTAACAACTTGTTCTAAATTAGAATAGTCTTCTTTTACTCTTGATTCTACATCATTCATTAATTTTTCAGCACCAGTTAGTCCTGCTTGAACGATAGTTTTTTGCTCTTCCTGTTTTGCTTCCTCGGAGGCTTTAAGAGATTCAGCTTCTGCTTGTGATTTCTCAGCAGCTTCTAAAGCTAATTTCTCTTCAGCAGCCTTCTGCTCGGCTTGTTTCATTGCATAGCTAGCAACTGCTTTTTCAGCAGCTTCAGCGGCAAATGATTCAAGATCGAACTCAGGTGCTACAGGAGCTTGTTTTTCATTTGACATATTAGTCTCCATTTCCTGGGCGTCTGCCCTATTTGACTGCTCAACTTCAACAGCGTCTGCTGAATCATTTGAGTTAGTCTTGTAAAAAGTTTGCTTATACTTGTTGTAGTCTTCCATAGAATCGAATGACTTGCTTAATCCAAAGGTTGCCCCTTGGTTGCACGGCACTGAAACTACAGATACTTCGAAAAGTTCCGCGTCCTTTATTTTATATCCATCGGTTTCTGTCATATAATCAGCGTCCTTGACTTTGAAACCAACAGAAAAAGCTCCAAGGACACCGTCTTTAATTAATTGTGTTACATCACCAGCAGCTTTTGAAATCTTTGCAGAAATCTCTAGTCCGTTGTCTGTAACTGTAATATCTTTTGCTCTACCAATAGGTTTATCATAGTTATGATTAAACAAGATAATAGGATTATTTTTAAAGTTTTCTAATCCTCCTTTTGCCCAAGCATTTGCTTCGATAATATCTCCAGCTCTGTCTAAACCGTTCGTGCTTGCTGATCCTTTAATCTCAACTCCACCGTCGTCGGTGTCACCTAATGCTTTAAATGTGCTGGTCCAATGGAAGATCTTATTTGACATCTTTTTTCTCCTTTTTCGGTGCTACTTTTTTAGGAGCAGCTTTGGGAGCAGGGGTTGGTTTTGGTGTCAGTTTAACTGGATGACGTAAATTCATTGCAGATAATACTCGATTCCAAGATCCAAAGGCCCTTCTTAAAAGATAGTCTTTTACTGGTACATCATTACCAAATCCTTTGTATTCACTAAGAGTTACGGTTTTCACGTCTTTCTTAGTTAAAAAGTCAGATAATGCTTTTGCCATCATATCTTTTGTCATATTAATTTTCCTCGCTTGGTGGGGTCTCGACTGGTCTGCCACCTTCTTCTGGATTTACTGCTGATCCTGCTATATTTGCAGGAACTCTTGGGGTATCAAAACCATTTACTGGTTCTTTGCCTAGAGCCTCTCTTGCTTCATTGGCACTTAAGATGCCAGTATTTACGAGAGTTGCGTAGTACGCTGCTTGATCTCTAAGCTCTGGTTGTAAAGCAGGTATACCTGTTACATCCTCAGAGATAGTGAAACCAAAGAAACGCTCAACAGCGTATCCAATTTTTCTTACTATTGGTAAGATTGTTTCTAAATAATAAAGTCTATGGTTAGGTCTTATGTTTGCATTGTTGCCGCCATCTAGTAAAATAGGTGGTATTCCCATAGCCTCTAGTATAATTCTTTCGTTTGCTTTTATTGATTCTTGAAAGTCTAATTCTTTGAAATTAATATTTGTAAGACTATCAACTTCTAATCCACCGTCAAGAATAAGTGGGCGTCTTCCGCCTGTGTTTGGATTATATCGTACACTCCATGCTTGTAACATTCTTTCTTTAATTTTTTCAGAAAGTGTATTCGGTGACTTAAGTACTAATCCTGGTACTGCTCCATTTTTAAAGAAGTTATCTTGAAAGTTTCTCATGCTAGCTAATAGTTGCATTGTTCTAAATGCTGGTTTTAGTCTAGGAACTCCTCGATAAATGGAATTAAAACTGTTTTCTTTTATATGTATAATCTCATTTACTGAATAATCAATGCTATTATCATATACGAACTTTTCAATATAAGTATCTGTATCACTATATATTGTCATCTTATCTGCTGGAAGATGATACAAATGAGCACCATCAAAATAAATAAATATATTTCCGTCGATAAGTAAATCTATTACAAGATTTCTTTTAAAAGTGTTAATATCCTGAAAAGGATTTGGTTCTTTATTTATGAGTACATCAACTTTTGATCTACGAATATTTTTTATAATATTGTTGATTCCAATAGTTTGATCTCCGATTTGGTACGGAATATCCGATACATCATCAACAATCATATTTACTGCACGGTTTACAATTTCTAATTGTTCATAAGCATTTCTATAATTTGTTACGACTTCACGAGAGTCAATTGTCATACCCTCGTTTCGAGATATTACGTATTGTGCAGGGTTGAGTTTATCCTCTACGTCTGCTCTACCTATAAATCTATCATACCATGCCATGTTTGTCTCTCTGTATCTCGACCCAATTATGTTGTTTCTTCGCTGTGATCAATTTGGGTCGTTTTCCGTAAATTGAATGTAATCTCAGATGATGGTTATGGCAAAGCGTAACCGTGTATTCATACACCTTTTCTTTGTTCTCATCAATAAAGGATTGCCGAAGCTCTAGTATATCTTGCTCATTCTCTATAGTTATATTTTTATGTTTTAACCAAGTTTCTAGCAGTTCCGTTAATCCGTAGTAATGATGAAAATCTAAATCTTTAGTCTCTCCACAAATATAACAATTGCTTGTTTTTTTGTATTT